CAGCACCTACACTACAATAATATTGACCTTGGGTTTTCTTTTCATCATATCCTAATGGCTTATTTGTTTGGGGGTCTATTATAAAATATTCCTGTTCCATACCAAACCATGGTTTAGCTTCTAAATTTTTATTAAATATTTCGTTTGCGTTATAACGATGGTTTGTTTCCAATATTTCACCCTTTGGGGTATAGGTATCGCATATTACTAATATATGAAATGGGTCTTTTTTTGATGAAAACATCCTTTGTGGTTTGATAATTACTTCTGAATCTTCTCCCGAACTTTGATTTGTTGAACTACCGTCATAATTCCATTCAGGAATATTACTTATACTATTAATATTTTCATTGTATAGTACCTTTATTTTTGAACGTAAGTTATAATTATTATCTATCCACACATATTCTAATCGTGTACTCAACATGAATACATAATATACATTTGTTTGTTTATGTTTTTTTCGTAACTATAGAAAATTGATATATTATTAGTAATTACTAATTATGTAAAATATTTCAAAATGGAAGAATTGTTATGTAATGGCTTCCTTTACAAGTTTACATTATCAGCAAATAGGGAATTTACGGGTAGATTCGACAAAATCGCATCTCCAACTCAAACATTATTCGTTACAGAATATACTGATGAAAATGGGTGTGTTCCAGGAACCAGAACATTACCATTTAAGTGGGTAAAAAAAATAGAACTGATTGAAGAAGAAGACAATAATGAAATTGAAACTATATCAATAGATATGGTTCCCATCAAAAAGAAACGTAAGCGAACTAAATCACCTAAGATGGTGAATAATTTTATGGATTTACAAAAATAATATCAATATAGTATAAATATTATGTTTTCCGTACAAAAGAGAACACTCCTTTTTTTACTCGCATGTATACCCGCCAGAATTATATTGGCAGCATTACCTTTCTACATAGAGCCATCCTATTTACCATATTATGGACTGTTGTTATTATTACCAACTTTAGGATTTCTCTATCTATATTTCAATCATTTACGATTAGACGCGATTGAATCTGGGGGACATACGTGGTGGGCTGATTATCGTTTGATACATGGTCTTCTATATTTATGTGCTTCTATATATGCTCTTCAAGAAAAAATACTCGCATGGGTTCCCTTAACAATTGACGTTATCTTGGGGCTTGTACTTTTTGTAATTCGTTATTTGTTTTGATTTTTTAGTTTGATGATTCGGTTGTTTTAACAAACCCGTGTTCTACATAAAACACAACAATCTCCTGTATGTTTGTTGTGTTTGATATTATTGGTAAAACAAACCGCACATACTTTGTGTCCACATCTGGGAATAACATAATTGGTTTCTTCGAATACACATAGACATACAGGGCAGGTATCTGGCTCAGGTTCATTTTCAGACATTACTTTAATTGTGTCGTTACATTTTAATATGCTCCTATTTAGGTCGTGTGTAACTGCGTTACAATAGTTCACATTGTATGGAACGATATTTTCTATGTCTTCATCCATCGCTGGATATTGTTTTTTTAACTTACTTATTTCATTATACGATGTTTTCTTGAAATAGCTCGGATACTGGTTATGTAGAATGAAATTATCTATATCATTCTTCATTTGTAACTCGTTAAAGAACTTGTCGAATTCTTCGTCAAACATTTTTAATTATGCTATCATAAGCATTTAATAGGTTATCATTTATTTATAACGGTAAAAAGTTTTCAATTTTATCTCATACTACACCGACCGAAAAGAAAAATGAGACAAAATCTTACGATTTTGAAAGGACGTAAATATATGCTGAATAAGGCTTTACAATTAGCAATTCGATGATAGTACTGATATTAACGCAGCGTTATCAGGTCTAACCAGCCCGGCTGACGATGCTAAAATTGCGGCTCTTACCGATATCATCACAACAAGAGACGCTCAAACTAATGCTATTGCCGCATTACACCCTTGAAGATTTAAAACGCCGTGGTTTTGTGTTTTCGTAATGATTTATGTTATATTATTTATGGAAAAAATGCTGTTCGTCCTCAATAGAAAGGTCTTCCCAGTCCATAAATTTAATATTATTTTTATGACAAGCCAATCTGCTAAAAAATAAATCAAATTGCGTCTTTTCATATCCGCATACAAATTGTTCATCTTCTCTGTCGAGTTGAACGATTTTTTCTCTTTGTTTTTTTGGATTTCTTGGTTCTTCTTTTGGATTTTCGATTTCCTCCTTTTTTTTCACACATTCCAATTAAAACATCATTATCAACATAAGAAAGTTTGCTTACTTGAATCGCCACCTCAGCCTGACAGTGATTCGCACTGACTACATTTCCACCCAATCGTGTATTTAACGATGCGATTGGCATAGTTTTATTAGCATTTGTTGATTCAATAACAAATATTTGATGTTTTCCGTTGACTACTTCATCTAAGTATGATAATGGAACCATGACTCCAAATAACCCAATTATATCCATATTTAAAGCAGGACCGCCTATTATGTTTTCATCACGAGGTCGGAATGCTTGGTCTGTCGTTCTACATTGATATATAATCTTGTTCTTATCCAGTGTATCTTCTGATATCAAGCTTTTAATTCTGGATCTCCCAATCATTGCGAATTGTGTATCAAAAATAAACAATAAATTGTCTTCATCCTCATTCACATAATCGCAAAGGTGTACGTTTTCCTGTAATATTGGGTCGAATCTTTCTAACTCCAAATCAGTAAACGGATTATTTTCATTTTTTTCCAATGAAACTTTATCGCGAACAAGTAATCGTGTCATAATATCGGTTTGAGGTCTCGAACGCGGAGGAGGCGGGAGGGGAATAGAGGTGTCGTCCGCTCCCGCATACAGTAGCAATTCGACGATTTCCTCGTGTGAATTTTCTCTTGCCACCATGATAGCCGTTTCCTCAGCATTATTCGTCGCATTTATATCGGTTCCATAAAAAATATTCAGAGTGGTTCCGTCCTCCTCCTCTTCCTCCTCCGAAGCCAGTAGCATCTCCACGATGTCGTAGTGTCCACGTCTACTTGCCATAATGAGAGCCGTGTCCCCGGCATTACTCTGCGCATTCACATCGGCCCCTAAATCCAGTAGAACCTCAAGTATATATTCCTCGCCTATCATACTTGCCCGAATAAGAGGTGTATTTCCATAATTATCCCGAATATTCATATCAGCTCCTGCTTCCACCAGTGTTGCGACTATTTCTGAGTTTCCGTATTCAACCGCACGAATGAGAGCCGTTTCCCCATCATAATTATTCCGCGCATTCACATCAACACGTACGCCTTCTTCATCATAAGCCAGTAGTATTTCGATGACTTCTTCCTCACCATAATTAATTGCGCCCATAAGTATGGTTTCACCACCATTATTGGCTTTGTTTATATCGGCGCCTTTTTCAAGTAATAATTTAACGATGTCCGAACGTCCATTTTTCACAGCAGTTAAAAGAGCCGTATTATTATAACGGTCTGTTACATTTACATCAATCCCATTTTCAAGCAATAAATTAACCATTCTTATATTGTCGTTTTCTACTGCAACGAATAAAAACCACGCTCCATTGTCGTTTTTAATATTTACATCAGCACCTTCCTTAAATGCTGATTCAACCATTTTATAATTATTGGCAGAAACGCCGTCCCATAATTTTAGGCTGGGGTTTTCATAATAAGGTCCTACATAAGGCATTTTCGCACCTCCATGTTTTTTGGAACGAGTTTTTCTTAATTTTGTCTTCTTTGCGTTTTTACGAGTCTTCTTTGTGTTTTTACGAGTCATCATTATATAAATAATGATATTATATCAAAAAATTATTTATCTAAATAATCTAACGCAGATATAATCGTTTTATCTTGATTATGTTTTATGTCATGAAAAACGGCGTTTTAAATATTCAAGGGTGTAAACCAATCATCTAATCAAGATTTTACTCAAGCACAATTAGAAAAAGACACAGCACAAACAGCATATGATAACGCATAAATATCATTGATTTTACTAAAAAAATACACTATGTACATTGTATTTTTCTAATGTTTTTTCACCTTATTAGCAACTGATTCGCCTTGTACGAACATTCTTTTTTAAGAACTTATAAATTATTAGATGGTCGTAATTTATAAGTTTATTATCAATCTCATTGAAACACCCTTTACAAATTACCATTGTTGTATTGTACTTATATGGAAATGAGAATTGACAATTTTTCTGTTTACATACTCCATTTCCACATTTATCACATTCATATGATATATCATTAGTGTTACACTCATTGCACGTGTCTTTGTCGGCGATGTGTTCTAACGACTTACTACGTTGGGTTATTAAATTAATTTTATAGCTCATATTGGCTGTGTGTTGTTGTATTACTTTGTATGTGAATAATAATTCAATTTTACAAGTTGATAGTATTAACATGCGAAGAAATCAACCAAATACAAAATGTAGTCAAACTAATATATATAATATATATAAGGATGTCTCGTAAAACCCCAATGAAGAGAAATTTAAGAAAAACTCGTTCAAAAAAACAAGGAGGCGCGAAAACGCCTTATGTAGGACGTTATTATGAAAACCCCAACGCGAAATTATGGGACGGCGTTTATAAAAATTATTATAAAAAGGTTGAACAAGCATTTGAGGAAGGTGCTGATGTAAATATGAAAAACGACAATGGAGTGTGGTTTTTATTAGTTGCATCAGCCAATGGAAATGCAAGAATGGTTAATTTATTGCTTGAAAAAGGTATTGATGTAAATATAACAGACGAAAACGATAATACGGCTCTTTCAACAGCAGCGATAAATTCAAAATATGATGTCGTTGAATTATTACTTGAAAAGCGCGCTGATATAAACAAAAAGGATATCAAGGGTAATACACCACTTATACACGCAATTAAATTTGAAGATTACGACATGGTTCAATTATTATTAGAACACCCAGATATTAATATTGAACTTGATGTTGATACAAACAAAGAACTTCGTCTGGCAGAAGATCTGACACCAGAGGATGAAGAACAAAATGGTATTCCTTATTTGATAAAAAACTACATAGAAACGAAAAATGAAATAAAAAAGCAAAAGGACGATAATATAGAAGAAATATCAAATTATAAACGAGACAACATACCATCACTTAGAACTATGGCATATCATTCATCTCCAACTGATGTAGATACTATATTCAATCAAGAACTTTTAGGTATGAATAGACCTCATGGAAAACTTGGCGGAAAAAGAAGAACATTAAAGTTCAAAAGACCCAAAAAAACAAATAAAACTCGGACAAGGAGTTCAAAGAAACATCGGACAAGGGTGTAAATAAACCTCGGAGGATGTTTATGGGTTTTTACATCATTATTTTTCATTTTAGTTCAATTATCTTATATTACATATTTTAGAATATAAATATAATTACATATAACTACATATAATATGCCTAAGGTTGATATTGATTATTCAAATACGATATTCTACAAAATATATTGTAAAGATTCAGCTATAGATGACCTATATATAGGGCATACTACCAATTTCGTTCAGAGGAAACACGCACATAAACAAGGTTGCAAAAATAATAAATCGTCAAATTATAATTGCAAATTATACAAGACTATACGAGATAATCTTGGATGGGATAATTGGATTATGGAAATAATTGCGTTTCATAATTGTGATGATTTATACGCAGCTAAAAAACTGGAACAATCGTATTTTGAAGATTATAAAGCTACATTGAATAGTATACAACCTTTACCGAAACCAAAACCGAAACTGATGAAATATACGTCTCCAAAAGAACGCCCACACTGTGAGGTATGTGATGTTTATTTTGGTTCTAACAATCTATTGGATATACATAACACTACTAACAAACATCGTACAAATGTTATCAAACGGGAATCTATGAATAGAGAAACTATAGGTTCGGGTAAATTTATATGTAAAGAGTGTGACTATGTTACCAATAGAAAAAGTCAATATGATAGACATTTAAATACACGCAAACACATTTTGACTACAAACAGACTACAATTAAGTACAACCGAATATACATGTGAATGTGGTAAAAAATATAGTTGTAGACAGAACCTGTATCGGCATAAACAAAAGTGTGATGGAGTAGAACCAGAACAAACCCAAGTAGCACCCCCAGTGGATTCATCATTGGTAATAGAGTTACTAAAACAGAACCAAGAATTCAAGGAGATGATGATAGAGCAAAATAAGAGAATGTCCGAACAACAAGATACAATTATAGAGCTATCCAAGATTATTGGTTCACATACTACTAATTCTTAAATTAAATAGTTTTACGCTAAAAAAGTACAAAAAAGAAATGGCTACGATTTGAAAAAATGGACATTTATTTTATGTCCATTTTTAATATGTTCGAGATAGTTTTGTTTTAATACTTTTCTGAAAATACGTTTATGACGATATTGCAGTATTTTTGTAATTTATGGTGAAATATTTATTAGCATAAATTTTTAAGGTATATCAATGCGGAGGATGTTTAGGAACTTTATCTCTTCGTATATTATACGAAAATGACGAAGAAATTGAGTTCATATAGTTCATCTAATTATGAATGTAAAATATGTGAGTATACTACGTGCCGAAAAAGTCAATATGATAGACATTTAACTACCGCAAAACACAAAATACGAACAAATACGAATATAGTAGTTCATACAAGTTCTAAAACATATCAATGTGATTGTAAAAAAATATTTAAACACGCGTCTTCATTATGGAACCACAAACAGAAGTGTAAAGGAGTAGAACCAGAACAACCCCAAGTCCCACCCCCAGTAGATTCCTCATTGGTAATAGAGTTACTGAAGCAGAATCAAGAATTCAAGGAATTGATGATAGAGCAACATAAGCGAATGACGGAACAGCAAGATACAATCATAGAGTTATCAAAGAACGCAGGAAATACAACCATTAATAACAATAATACCAACAATACAAACAATACAATGAATAACAAGTTCAATCTGAATGTGTTTTTGAACGAGACATGTAAGGATGCTATAAATCTAAACGATTTCATTCAATCAATCGAACTGTCTGTAAATGATTTTATTAATACAGGAGAAGTAGGTTATGTGAGGGGAATATCAGACATTATGTTGGAACGTATCCGCGAGATGCATCCACACGTGAGACCATTTCACTGTACGGATTTAAAACGAGAAACGGTCTATGTAAAGGATTCAGATGTATGGGCGAAGGAAGATGAAACAAAAAAGCATTTACGAAGAGCAGTTCGTATAGTAGCCAATAAGAACAAAGCCCAAGTACATCCATGGATAGAAGAAAATCCCAAATACGATATATTGGATACACCAGAATGCGATAAATTCTTTGAATATTCGAAGGCATCGTTAGGTGGATATGGTAAAGAAGAAGACGAAAAGTTTGATAAGAAGATAATCAACAATATCCTAAAGGAAACGATGATAGATAAAAATCAAATAACGAATCAGTAAAATGTAATATGACGAGAACATATTATATTTTAGTAAACTTACATGAACTTCCTTTGTTCGAGTTGCTTGAAATCACGGTCATGATTGCGAGGTAATTCAAGTGGAACAACAAGTGTGCTCTGGTCTTGGCAATATTTCATATAGCTCATAGTAGAACTGTATACGGAAGGTATAGCATAATCTAAAACAAGTTTATTTAGTCGTTCTACTTGTCCGGTGATGTCATCTTCGCGATGTTCTGAATGTTGTAAATAAATACTACGCATAATAATTTTGAGTGTATCTATATTTTGAGGAGCAATAACAAATTTGTTTTGAGAGGCTTTATATACACCCGCTCTGAGTCCATTTTGTATAATTTGAATATTACCAGCAGAAAAATATACCTGAGCGAGAACATTGTCTTCAATATCTCCTCCGAGTGCTTCACGATATTCAGTAGATGCGTTTTTAATGGCTATTTTTTCTTGCATTTTGAATACGGCATCTGGTGAAGGAGGTTCAGCAATGTTTATTCGTCCATTGTATCTATTTGCATTAAGATTTTTATCAACTTTAATGATACTATCGGGAGTTAAATTATAATCCATCTTTGTTTTATATAATTGGTATATATTTTCATGGATAAAATAAACGGCATTGAGAACCAACTCACTAAATATATTTAGTGAGCCATAAACAAAATGTATAGAATAGTATATACAACGATGGATAATTTTTACATGACAGTTATAATAGTAGCAATAATAGCATTAATAATAGTGCTAACTTATGTTGGCATGGTAATGTCGTATGGCGAAGGGACTCAAGTATACCCTCCCCAAAGCACAACATGCCCTGATTATTGGGTAATAGATGAGGATAAAAAATGTAAAATCCCTGATGATGGCGATAAGAACGCCGGTTCATTATATGAAAGTGGATTGCTAAGTGATAGTGCGAGACAAACTATCGGCTTAGATGAAGCAACATCAACAATTGATTTTGCGCATGATGATTGGAAAGCATCAGGACAAGCAATTTGTGCTAAACATAATTGGACTAAGACACACGGTGTAGTATGGGATGGTGTATCAAATTATAATGATTGTTAATAGACAAACATTTTATTTCATAATGTAATATTGTATTATGAAATAAATTATACAGTGAAATTGATAACACGTTGTTGTTCCATAGAGGAATAATCCAGGTTATCTAAAGAAACTGCGTTTTGGTATAAAGTGTTTATTGGGAACGTTTTTTTGGTAGGTTTTGTTACGATTTCCATAATTCCGTATTTCAATCGTCGTATAGTAGACAATTCGCGTTTGATTTCATTACCTCTTAAATCCATTGCGGTCTTTAAGAACTCTCTATTATTCGTTTTTTTATATTCATCTATAAATTGTTTACTTTGTTCGATGTATGTAAATAATTTTTCCTGAGCGGTTATCAATGATTTCTTTGTTGTTGGATTATTATACAATTCGTTGTGCTTTTCAAGATATGATTTATATGTTTTTTCGTTTTCAATGTATAATTCCAGTGATTTCTTATATAATTCAACATTATC